GTGTGGTCGGCCGCCAGCGTGCCCAACGCCACCACGTACGGGATACCAAATTCCGCCACCATGGGCCACAGGCGCTTTTTGAAATTGCCGGCCGGGCAGCCCACGCGCAGATGCGGCGCATCGACCGTTCCCAGCAGTTTCAGCTGGTATCCCTTCAGGGTATGTAGGGCATGCGCAGATTTGTTAAACGCATGCAAGAATTTGCCAGCTTGGACCAGGATCAGGTGGTTCGGATACTGCAATTCCAGCTTCGCTGCGATACCAACCAACGGATCATCCTTTCCCAGGCCCACATCGATGCCTTTGAATTTGGTGAGCGCATGCTGCTGAATTTCATCCTGCGTCGGGGATTGGTTTTCTTGAACTGGCATTTCTATATCCTTTCAATAATTGGTGGTGGGAGTGCGGTCACCGCTTACGCGGCGACCCGGGACCAGTGATCAGAGACCCTTGGTGCAGCGAACGCCGACGTAGGAGTAGCCGTCGACCGGCCAGTCGTAGTAGAGGCGGAAGACGCCGGCACGGTCGCCCGAGAACCAGTAGCCGCCGCGCATGAGCGCACCGCCGGACCAGTTCAGCGGCCCCGAAGGGACATAGCCGCCGCCTTTTTCCTGGCAGTTTTCCGGCGCACAGCGCAGCGAGGGGGAATCTGCTTCAATCCGTCCCTTCACCAGACCAGCGGCATCACCCTGCACGTCATCGAAAACCCAGGTCCACAGGTTCCCCGACCAATCGTAGATGCGCTGGCCATTGGTCAGCTCATGCCAGCGGCGTTCTTCGCCCGAAACTTCCACGTTGCCAGGCTGGGCCGTGCTCACCGAGCCTTTATGAATGCCACGATGCAGCTTGCCGGCGCCGACTTCACCACCGCTCCAGTTCACTGCCATGCTGGCGATATTCACCGCGATCGCCAGGGCCTGGGTTTCCGTGATCATCGTGGCGCCGATGTCCGAGCACAGCTTGCGGGCCGCCGCGTAATTGATGTTTGCCAGCGGCTTGGCCTCAGCCGAAATTACCGGCGGGCGGTTCTGACCCTCGCCCAGCATGTACTTGCTGACTTGGAAGCTTGGGACCACCTGGCCGGTTGGCAACGTCGTTTCCGGTACCGTCACGTATTCGTCCGTGCCGGCCAGCAGGCCCAGCTCCAGCAGCAGAGATTCAGTGCCCTTCACGGCCTTATCGCCGTCCAGGATGATGTAGCGGCCCTGGTTGTCCAGCATTTTGCGCAGGCCATTCCAGGTACCGTCATTGCGGAAGCCTGGCAAATAGCGGTCACCCGCGCGCAAAGTGAATGCTTTGGTCTCGATGATTTGAATGCTCATGGTCAGTCCTTTCAGGCGGCTTGTTCTTCGCCAAACAGCTCGTGCACGGTGGCCGGGGCCGGCGCGGTCACGGTCAGGTCGATGTTCTGCTTCTGCTTTTCGCACAGCCGGCCGGTGTCCAGCGCCGACGGATGCACCACCACGTTGAAGCGCACAACGATCGAGCCGCCTTCCATCGGCGTGAGCTGGAACGCGTCAACCTTGGCGTCGGTCAGCTTGATATCACTGTCGCCGCCCAGGCCGTAGTCCACGATTGCCGTGTAGCCGGTGCCGGTGTAATCCCAGTCGAATGGCGACATCTTGGGGAAGCGCAGCACAGTCGGGCCGTCCGGGTCCGTGACCAGGTCGACCTGGTCTTCCTTGGCGGCCATGCGGTACAACGAATCGCGCAAGCCTGCCGCGAACAGCTCCAGCGCATTGTTCGACATCGTCGCTTCGACAGTCAGCACGCATGCAAGCTTGTAATCCTTACCGTGGTTTTCCATCGGCGTGGACGCCTTGATCAACTTCACCTGCTGTTTTGGCAGTTCAAACATTGCTTGCTTCCTTTCGTTGGTCTTCAGTGAACTTCAGGTATGGCTTACGGATGAAATCGTGGAATCGCTGCTGGGCGCGAGGATCAGTATCGACTTCCGCCCGGCTCTTCACTTCGCAGATGGCGCGCACGGACGTAACGGCCAGCGCCTCGTTCGGGACGCGCAGGAACTGCTGGAATAGTGGTTCCTTACAGCGAAGGGCTAGCCAGGCGGACAGGCGCATGATCAAGCGGCATCCTTCAGGCCGTGGTTCTTGATGCCGTAGTAGACCGCCTTGCAGGCCTGCACATCAGCCATCGCGCGGTGGGCACCTTCCAGCTTCTGGCCGGTGAAGAATTCGTATGCCTCGGCCAAGTTTGGCGACTTCGGTCCCAGGCGCTTTGCCGCGATCATCTTCGCCGTCGGCGGTAGGTTGATGATCTTCACGCTGTTCGACTGGGTGCAGTAGGCGGGAGCCTTTTTCCAATAGTCGGCAAACGGCACAGCCCCGGTTTCAGTCGTCATCGTCTCGCCCATGTAGCGGTCGTGCCGCATGATCTCGATGCGAATCATGCGCATATCAAAGCTCTCGTTATGAGCGCCACGCTGGTCGGCATTCATCCAGAGTTCCAGGAAATTCGACAGCGCACTGTCCATGGGAACGCCCACAGCTTCAGCGAGTTCCTGCGTGATGCCGGTCAACTGCGCGATTTCGGCCGGGATCGTCCAACCACTGGGGCGAATGACAACATTCATCTGGCCCAGCGTAATGCCGGTGGACTCTTCGCACAGTTCGGCCGCCAGCTCGATCACACGCGGCTGAGATGGATCTTCGCTGGGCATGCTCCAGTTGGGCAGGCCAGTGGTTTCGGTGTCGTAGAACAGGATGGTATTCATGAATTCCTCGGTGGTAGTGGGTGGTCATGCTGCCTGCGGTTGCATCTGCACCTGGCTGATGTGTTCGATCAGCCGGCGGCAGATGTTGGGGAAATCGGATTCGTGGTACAGCACCGCGGCGCGGTCCTTGCCGGCCGGCTCGAAGCCTAGTCCCTTAAGGAATTCGGCGGTCAACGGGAAGCCCAGGCGATCGGCGATCTGCCCTATGCGCAGACTTGGCGGCGTAACAGGTGTCAGCGCTGCACCCACCTGCGGGACCGGAAATGGCCATGCGGCAGCCGGCGCCAAAGTCGTGCGTGGTACTTCGGTAGGCGCTGGGGCAGCTTGTGCGGCCGCTACCGCCGCAGCCTGGCGCGCTGTTTCTTTGGCCTTGTGGTCTGCGATGCGGGTGTTCACCAGCAGCTGGAAGTCTTCGTCCGGCTTTTGGATGGCGGCCTGCAGGTCGGCAAACAGCGCCTCGTAGTCGCCCACGTTGGCGCGGTACCAGGTGAGGCGACCGCGCACGGCCTTGGCAATCGCGTCGACCGCGATCTTGGCATTGGCCAGTTCGGTGTCGACCGCGTTGTGCAAGGTGGCGAGCGTGCGCTTGTTCTTCATGGCACCAGCAAAGTCGCATGCCTGATAGACCAGGCGGATCGGTACAATTTCAGCTTCCAGTGTCGCAACGTGGTCGACGAATTTCTTCTTCACGCCGACCAGGATCTGTTCCTTGATCTGGTCTTTGCGGGTTTTGACCAGCTTTTCCAGCATCAAGCGCTTCTCACGCAGCTGGTCGCGGATGTAGTCGATGGTGCGCATGACGTCGTCAATGCTGGCCGTCTGCGCGATTGCCGCCTGCTTTGCCAGTTCCAGATTGGTCTCTGCTTCACCGCAAAATTTCACCGTGGCTTCAGCGTTGGCGAAGTCGTCGTCGTTCTGCAGGTCGGTCTTGATGTTGGCGATGAACTGGTCCGCCTTTGCCTTCACAATCGGCAGATTGCTGAAGGTGACCTCGCCCTTGATCTGGACCGCCAGCGCCGGCAGCGCCTTGATTACATCGGCCACCGGTTTAGGTGCGAAGTTCTTCGGCTCGTAGATGGCCAGGTCAGCGTCGAACTGATCCCAGCCGGCGCGGATTCGTTCGAACCAAGCCAGATCCGGCAGCACCCAGGTATAGACGCACTTCTCCGGCGTTCCATCCGACACCATGAACAGCCAGCGGCTGGCGCCAGTGATCATCAGTTGCTGCTGCACTTGCGGCATATGGGTGTCAGGTACGGTGCCGGCGGCGACGGCAGAGGCCAGCTCTTCATTCCACTGCTTGTGCTCCCAGCCTTCGTCCTCCGCCATGGTGAGGCCATCGCAGGATGCTATCAAGCGGTCGTCGTCATCAACGCAAGTGACAGGGTACAGTTCGGTGCCTATGACCTGTTCGCCGATGGGTCGCGCCATCGCTTCGACTTCGTGCCCATAGTCCAGGATGTTGATCTGCACCCAGTCAGAGAATTCCTTTGGCGTGCAGGTGTGCTTCATGTGCAGCAGTTCGGTGCGCGAGACGTTTGGCGACAGGCCCAGCATTGCGGCTGTCTCGCTGGAACCATGGCGGGGCTGGCGGAAATTGTTCCATTCCGCGCTTCCCTGGATTAGGTTGACAATTTTCACGGCGCTTACTCCTGCTCGTGCGACCAGCTGTCGATCGTGAGCTTCTGCTCTTCGGTCAGCTGCATCTTGGTTTCAATAAAGGCGATCAGGTCGGCCACGGACTTCTTCTTACCCAGGATGACCTTTCGCCACTCGGAGGTCTTCGCCTTGAACTCATCATCGGTGCAGATGGAGCGCTCCTTCGGAGACGCGGCTTCCTTGGTCTTCGGCGCATCGCTCTGCTCTTCGCGGTTGTCCATCACCGATTTCCATGTGGCTTCACCGTCCTTGATGGCGCCGTATATGCCGCGCAGGTCGACCAGTTCGGCCGGAGAGCATGTATCCAGCGAGTGGCCCAGGTAGTCGACCAGGTCGCTAACCTTCACGCCGATGCCAGCAAAGGCGTCGGCGATCTTCTTGCGCTCGGCGTCGGGGTCGCGTGCGGCCTGGTCCATGCGAACGGCTTTGATGATGTCTTCCGCCTCATCCTGCATGTCACCAGGGATGATGCGCAGGCCCAGCGTACGGATAGCCTTGGAGATCTGTGCGGCACGCTTGTTCAGCAGGTCATCCTCGTTGGCCGGGACCGTGAACACAGGCTTGTTGTAGCTGTTGGTGCGTACGCTAATGTACGATCCATCATCCATCGGCTTGCTGCGTTCGACCGTTTTCGAAACACGCACGTCCAGCGGGTAGGTGATGTTCGATTCCAGGTCGGTGACCGCCACACGATGGACTTCCTTGCTGGTGTCCTCGAAAATCATGCTGGTCTCCACCAGCACGTTTGTCATGCAGCGCAATGCCACTTCCACAAAGCGGATACCCAGGCCTTCCACGCCCTGCCCGATCGGTTTTCGATAGTAGGCGGACTTGTTGTGCGCGAAGCTCGGGCGCCGGCATTCCTTCATCAGGTTTTGCCGTACTTGATCCCAATCGCGTGGGCGCTGCATCGCCATAATGTAGCGCGCCTCGACCATTGCTTTTGCCTGTGCTGCGACAGCTGCAGACGAGGTTTCCGCGACAGCCAGAGACATGCTGGTGCCGCCGAATTCCTGGCGAACTGCCAGGGCATTGCTCGTGGGTGAATTCACCAATTTTCTCCTATCAAATTTCAAGTGTGCGGTCACCGCTTTGCGGCGACCCGAGACCACTGACCAGACGCCCGCGCTATTTGGTGCAGCGAACGCCGACGCTGCAGTTGCCGTAGCCCGGCCAGCCGAAGGCGAGGAAGAAGACGCCGGCATAGACGTACGAGAACCAAGAGCCGCCGCGCAAGAGCGCATAGCCGGACCAGTCCCGGCCAGGTGCCGGGTACCAGCCCATACCGGACGTTTCGGAGCTATAGGCCGGCGTGTTGATGGATGCCGATTCAGCGGTGAATTTGCGCGCAATCAGGCCCTGCTCGTCCCCCTGGACGTCATCGAAAACCCAGCTGTATGCATTCCCTGCGAAGTCATATACGCGCTCGCCGTTCGACAGCTGGTGCCAGCGCCGTTCATCCGGATCCGCCGGCTCATAGGTGCCCGCCTGGGCCGCGCTGACGCTGCCTTTGCGCAGCCCCTGGAATAGCTTGCCGGCGCCCACCTTGCCACCGGTCCAGTTAATGTCCTGCGTGGCGATGTCGTGTGCGATGGCCAGCCACTGCATTTCGCGGATCATCACGGCGCCGGCCAGGTCGCACAGTTCCCGTGCGTGAAAGAAATCGACGGAAACGATGGGCGTCGATTCGGCTGTGACAGCAGGCGCCATATCTTCGCCGCGGCCAAGCAGGTACTGGCCAACCATAAACGCTGGAACCGTCAAGCCATTCGGCAGCTTGGTTTCCGGCACAGGGACAAACAGGGATTTCGACA